AACTGTCGCACCAGGGTCTGTGTATATCCCAAAACGTTCAAGTGTGTATGGATTATCACCGGCAATAGTTATGATAGGTGGGGTTGTATCGTCTACGCGGACCGTTCTAGAAAATACTTCTGTAAATACTGGGTTAGATACAGTATAATTAACAGTATATGTACCAACCTGTATATTTGACACAGTACTGGTTGTGGATATCAATGTTGAATTTGAATCGTTAATTGTTATACCTGGATCAACAAAAACGTCGAATTTTTCCAAATTGTATGGGTTTGCACCGTTTATAGTGACATCGGGTGGTAAACCCACTTTAACGACGCGACTCACGGTTGTATCCGGATTAATACCATCAGTTGCCGTATATGTAACATTATATATACCAAATGTATCAGTATTGACAGTAGACGTAGTAGATACTAACGAAGAACCGTCATCGAGTGTGACACCTCTATCTACGTATGTTGTTCCAACTAGATGAGATACAGGGTTATTACCAAGTATCTTGATAATAGGTGAATAGAAATCAAGATTTGTAAGCTGTGTATATGATGCCTCATATTCCTTTTGAACTAACGGATAAATAGAATAGTGATATCTATTATTTAGTTTAGTTTTAGCTCCAGTTAAATTACGGAGCGTGTTCAAGTTTTTTGGTAATCGTTGATACCGATTTGTGGGTTTGCCCACCAGAGTAGATAGTTGGCTACTCTGGGAGAAGTCTTCTCTCCCCATTGTTTTAATACTATAACAGAAATTTAGTCTACGTACATTACCTGACCCATACCATCTTTTATTTTTAGAATATTATAATTAACTGCGTAAATAGCCCTGTTTATGTTTTCTTCGCAATGAATCGTACACGAATCTATACGACTAAAATTCAAAGTACCCGTTGGTTGATACTTAGACGTCACCAAACAGAATGGATACACAAACATTCCTTCAGAGTTGGCGGCTGAAAACTCTGTATTATAATAACACGGTACAGATGTATAATATGGAACACTCACTTTGTATTCGTCTATATCCGAGCCATTCACCTGAATTTTAACTTTATTTATGCGCGACACGAGTGTATTAGAACCACTCACATTACTACTCGCTATAAATTTAACTGGATGGTTAAATGTGAGTTCCTGTACCATTTGATTCACGGGCTTGTTCTTTTGAACTTGATAAATCAACATATTGTGCTCAGACAACGCCACTTTGTTTCGTTCATGTTCATCTAAGCACGCATATTTCGCATTTAAATGACACGAATAGTTTTCGTTAAAATTATCAGCCCATTTAATTTTAATCTCCACATCGTGATATTGCAGAGCCACTATTGGGAGACTAGATTGCCACGATTCGCAGAAAAAGAATCGTAATGGGTAAAAGAAAGAACTTGAACCGAGACCCCCGTGAAGACTCGCGGAAAAGCTCTTCGAGTAGGTAGACGCCAAAAGATCGATAGCGATATCTTCCGAAAATTCGGAGTCTTGACAGTCCACGAGTTGACCCCCTACGTAAAAAGATACGTCTTCTATAACGTCACGCCAATCATCTATGAGTTGCGCTTGACCATTCAGTTTTACATCGAGATACACAGGTCCAAGTAAATCACCTGAACGTTTTAATACGACGGTAGATATACTTCCTGGTTTTCTAACCCCTTCGATGGTTTGCTCCTGTGTAAATATCGAAAAATTACTATGCCTTTTGAAAGACGAATTGAAAAATGTTATCTGGGGGTTTCCCGTGATGTGTTCGTCCTGTTTGCCTCTCGCGACCAATTGAGCGACGGCGCCGTTAGACATATCTAATAGTAGCTACTATTTTATTGCCAACGATACTACCACAAGATTTTTCAACATCTCGACAATTTTTACGTGACACTCACTCAACATATGCACGGGGTTAGCCGCGAGTTCGAGAATGCGTTCGTTGTCATCAGGTTCATTCGGTTGTTCGAACTTTCTGATATAATCGGCGACTGTGTACACGATGGCATCTAGGTATTCCTCTATGGCCATCTCAATCCACGAATCCTTTGGTGTTCCCCATGTAGTGGTATCCATATGCGTCCTAACACCGTGTCCATACTTGCTCTTACCGAGACTAAGTCTAGTCGAAATCAATTCGATCATCTTATAATATCACATGTGATGTAGTTTTTAAATTCTTTCGAAAAAGGAGTTATTTTTCCGAAAGAAAGTTATTTTCAAAATTTTAAAAATCTCAAAGCGCTGTCTACTAAACACAAACCGTTACCAAAAATAGCCACATTACGTATGGCACGTTCGAGTTTCACCATATCATCTACTTAGATTTCTTCCTTGGTGGTGAGAATCTATTCATGTTATTTTCATTTGAAGCGGGTGAACTGGAACGACTGCGAAACGTAGACACCGGTGTCACACTCCGAGCTCGCCTGTTCCTGGGACTACCCAATCTACTAGACACACTCGAACTCGACCTAGATGGACTTGTGGTATTACTACCTGAGTATGTTCCCTCCAAATTAAACTCCACTTGGATGATCTGATTCATAGCAGCATCTTCAAAACGTTCACGAACCGCCCTATTACCGGGTGTATTTATCAAATTCCTCGCAGTTTGGCGCATTCTATTACTGATAGGAATGGGTGTGCGAGGATACTCGATTAGTTGATTTAATCGTCTGGTAATATTTGTTATAGAATTATGACTAATAGCTGTGATGAGTCTCATGAGTTTACGATGAGTTATAGTGTTCTGATTTAACACATCATTCAATCTACGACAATATACACAATCCGTTCTCGGTATCCCATGTATACAATCACGGGTCATGCTACTTTTTATTGGTATTTTTATTTTGAGCGGACTTTGAATTTGCTTTCGCTTTATTTATAGTATTTTTTATATTGTTCCATATCTTACGTGTTTGTGCAGATATCATCGCATTTTTAGCCACACGGGCACTCTGTGCGATTGATTTTTGGGGTGAAAATAAACTTCGTCTCACGTCTCTTTTGAGTCTCTCGGGTGACCTGACGGATGTGGTTATTCTAGACAAGGCGTTCATGACGGCTTTCGTTTTTGGTGTCATGGGTGTTTTAGCCTTTTTTGGTGTAGACGGGGGAGAAGGCGTCCTTTTTCGTTTGGGTGTAGATGGAGGTGTGTTAGCCATTTATTATATGCATGGATTTTAGTTTGTTGAAAGCATATCATGGAAACGTTCACAAAAGTTTTGGAGCGATGGAAGAATCTGGTCATTCCACATGACGCGATCACGTTTAATGTCATGAGATAAACGCTTAGAGTCATACTGTTCGATGAGTACACATTCATCTATCCCTAGCATTTCCATGTATGTTTGACACTGAATTTCCTCATAATCACGAACTGCCCTGAAGAGACCCCTCGCACGATTTTTGATTTCAACGAGTGTCCTCGTACCATCGTCGTTATCACGAATACGGTCAATGCGCCCCACAATTTGATATGTAGTTCCCGCGAGGTTACATACGTCATAAGTATAGAACGCTGGGTCTTCACGCATGTTTTCGTAATTATCCGCGGTCGTCTTTTCGTGTCTGGTACCGTGATTCGTGTACAACGTTTTACGGATGTGGTCTCTCGCCGCATCAAGCTCAACCTTTTGAAGTCCGGAGTTTTTATCAAGTTGGTTAGAAACCGCCCTAAATTTCTGCTCTACACTCGAACTATTCGTCGACTTGAATTGCTCAACATCCTTGAGTAGTTCTTTTGCCACACTGGATGTCTCTATCGCCTTGATGGCGATTTGTTCCTTAGTTTGACCCACGAATGTACTTGGCATATATTTGTTCCATAGCTCATCCACTATTTCTAATGGTGGGCGATACTGACTTCGTCCGATGATACCAGCCACATCGGACGCCTTGAGAACAATCTTGGGTACACCAATTTCTTTAATGTTTGGTTTTTTGTCCCGTAGATATGGATACACGCGCCCACATCCACGAGAATCGTTGAGTGCGTCGTGCGCCCCTTCGAGTTCTTCACCGAAGAGTTTTTCGTATAACACACCCAATTTCATGTTTCGCAGAAACACGCGTTTGGTCATGTCTAGGGTACACACGAAACGCAAACGTTTGAACGGTTCAACACTCAAACCATGTCTGTAACACTCAGAGAATAACACATCTTCGTCAAAGCGTGAATTATGTGCGACGAGAATATCCACACCTCGTGTTAACTCGAGGAACGTATCGTACATTTGTTTGAATGGTTTACCCACCGCCTTCGCATGTTCGGGTGTAATTCCATGAATCTCCGTCGCCTTGACTTCAAAATCATCGGGATACACGATACCATGATATGAAGATACCTCCCGTCCGCTCGAGGTATACTTCACGAGTGCCAACGACAACATACGACAGTGTTTAAAATTATCTATGTTATCCGGGGTTGCCCGGGACCGGGCCATGGGGAGACCGGTAGTCTCGGTGTCCCATGCTATATAGCTCATTACTTATGAAATGAAGTGTATTCTTTATCTCTTTTTCTTAAGATATTCGACTTGTCTCTTGAGTGTCTTCTTCACGAATTCAGGTGAACGTCCCCCGAATAAACTCTTAATTTGTTTCTCACTTAGGGATTCGTATACTTTAATAAGTTTCTTTTCGGCGTCTTTAGGGGCTTTAATTTTACGAAGCACGCGTTCGATGAGTTGAATCACGTGGGTCTTTCTTTGACCTTTGGTTGGTGTTCGCATGGAAGCGACGAGTTGTTTACGTATGGCGATGCTACGCGCCTTTTCCTTTTCACGACGAATTGTTCCCGGTGTCTTAAGATATTGTGGTTTAGGAGGAGGGGTTTTTTTCTTCTTCTTTTGCATCGTATTGGATTTAAGCATCATGATACCTTGTTTTGCTGACCCACCCGTCGCTTGTACGGACCCACCTTTCACGGAAATGGTCGGTGCGACGGTGACGGTCACGGGTTGTTTGAATGGTTGGAGAAGGCGTTCAATATTCGTCTTCGTGATTCCGGGTGGTGAATTTTTTTGTTTGGCTATTTGATTGAATATCGGACCAAGGTTTCTTTTTACGAGGGGTGAACCCTCGCGTGCCCAACGTTCCCGTCTCTCATTCGCGCGTTTTTTAGAACCCTCTTTTTTAGCGCGACGGTGTGTATTTTTTTGGTTTGGTGTGTTGGACTGTGTTGGTGTAGATTGATTGGGAGTGTTTGGAGGTTTACTTTGGTTTTGCTTTGCACCAAACAAGTTTTTAGCCACTCCCTTACCACTATTATTTCTAACTGATGATCGTTTTCCTTCTTTTGTTTTTGGTTGGGCTACAGTCTCCACTACATTTTCATTACCTTTACGATTACGAATGGCGCGTTGCAATGATGCGATCAAATTTTTAGCACCCGATCTCGTTGGCGTCGGTTTTGTTGCGGCACGGGATGCTTTTGGGTTAGCAGTAAATGTAGGAAGTTTTGGTGATTCAATGCGCGGTATCACATCTCCTTCGACACTCTTCGTTCTTTTAAGTTCTGGTCTACCATTCTCATTACGCATCCTCTTTTGATCGGTTCGTGTAACTTTGTTTATAGCGGTTTTTATTTTTTCGTGTTTATATTTAGTTGTTTTTAATCTAATTTTTTGTTTATTTATGTCGACAAGAGAAGTCTTGCCACGACTCTCCATATTTTTCAATCTTTTCTCTTCTTTATTAATTTCAAGTTTTGCTTCATTTTCTAATTGTTCGAGTTCAGATTGTGCATTTCCTATAACTAGACCCCTCCTACCAACCGGTGTTTGTGCGATATCACGGTCAAATTGACCCATGATACGATTTACACTTATTACACCCGTTATTGGTGAATCTCTACCACCGTCACTAATTCTACTGGAAGTACCGGTAAATGACGGTCGTCGCTTCACGTTAGATCCCGAGCTGGGAGAGAGGCTCATAACTTCACTTCGAGATGCTTTACCGGGTGGTGGTAGAAAAGCACGCATATCTATTATTCATCTACATTTTTTATCATGTCGTACACGACCTTTCCATCAATAATCTCCTGTTCAACAAGAATATCTGTGAGACGTGTGAGGTCGGCTCTGTGTATAGACAGTAGTTCAATGACATCTGCGTAACATTCATCGGTGATCCGATGCACCTCGAGATCGACGAGATATGATGTCTGCTGGGACAGTGTATCCATTTGTACATTTATTTTACCAATGGCATCAGACATGCCATAATTTAAAACCATTTCGCGTGCAATCATATACACATGTGCAAAATCACTACTCGCACCAGTGGTGACAGATTCTCTACCATAGACAATCTCTTCTGCTGCATGTCCACCTAACGCGACTTTGATCTGTGACAAAAGATATTCCTTAGTATACATACCTCTGTCATCTGTCGCGGGCTGGAAGAATGTAACCCCACCCGCATCACCGCGTGGAATGATACTCACTTTACGAACTTCATCATACGTTGGCATCAATACACCTATGATAGCGTGACCAGCTTCGTGATACGCTACCCGTCTTTTACGTTCATCGGACATGGGATGTCCACCCTTTGCACCCACGACCACACGCTGATACATGTCTTCAATGATAGATGGTGTGATGACATTCGTACCTTCTTTGACTGAACGAATGGCGCACTCATTCATGAGGTTTTCGAGATCCGCACCTGAAAATCCAGTCGTTTGTCGCGCAGTGTCCATGAGATTAACTTCGGGAGCAAGATTCTTATTCTTCGAGTGAACTTGAAGGATCTTCTCTCGACCGTATACATCCGGGAGACTCACCTGAATTTTACGATCGAAACGACCCGGGCGAAGCAACGCGTCATCGAGAATATCGAGGCGATTTGTTGCTGCGATGACGACTATTTGTGTATCGTTATCGAATCCATCCATTTCGGTTAAGAGTTGATTAATGGTTTGTTCCCGTTCATCATTCGCAGAAAAACCACTCATGGAGCGTTTCTTGCCGATGGCGTCTATTTCGTCGATGAATATAATGCACGGTTGTACTTTACGTGCCATTTCAAACACGTCACGTACGCGCTTCGCGCCCACACCGACGAACATCTCGACAAAAGATGAACCGGAACACTGAATGAACGGTACGGACGACTCACCCGCTATCGCGCGAGCGAGAAGTGTTTTACCGGTACCAGGTTTACCTGTAAGTAAAGCACCCTTTGGAATCTTTGCACCACTGATAATATATTGTGTGGGATCACGAAGAAATCCGACAATCTCTTGAAGTTCATCCTTCGCACTATCGATGCCCTGAACATCGTCGAAACGCGTGGTTATTTCATTTTCTACTTCGGTAGGTTTATCACTCATGTTAAATGGATTAATACCCCCACCACCCACACCAGAAAGTAACATGCGTAAGAGTACGAATCCGAGAAGTAGAGTAAATCCAATAGACGTGACATCACTGAGCGACGCGTTAGATGCTGCGAGATCTAAATTTACATTTGCGTCACTTTCAATGAGTGTGTTCCAAAACGCTTCGGATGGCACATAGTTTGACATAGATAGTTCATCGTTCTCATCCATGTAATACACGACGCGGTTATTGGGTTGAACAAGAACGTCTTGAACTTCATTCTTCTTCACACCCCTGATAAATTGACTGAATAGTTTAGGTTGAGGTTTATCGCTTTTTTTCACTGATATTGAAGGTGCACTAAAAAGTTTAGCACTTGTTAACATATTACATTAAACACAGAAATCTTTATATCTAGCAAATTGCATCTTTTCTACCATGTAGTACATTTGATATGCATCAGTTATTGACGAGGTATGGTACATGTCAGGCATACATTCTGGAATACCTTCTCTTGAATAATACGCGGTATCACTTTTATGTATTTTAAAATGTACCGGGTGATTATCCCATAACCACATCAAATGCTTTGCGCATGTGTGTATTTTTCTATATCTACGCGTGTATTCGAGTGTGAGAGCGATACCAATCTTACACGCGTACATATAGTTTTCTAAAGATGACGCAACCCACATGGTCATCGGGTGTTTGGGGTGCGCCGGTCTATATCCACGTCGAGTCCCATTCTTTATGAAAGGTGCGTGGCTCGATACATAATCTCCCTGCATTGATAAATGCCATGCCGTGTATAACATTTGCACGATTTCCAATTGAATTTTTACGACATGTTGATCGCAGTTCATTTTCGCGTTTTCACATGGATCCAAGGAAAGAAAGAATATGTTCATCTTTGTGGTTAGATGATTCTTCGATATTTATTTCGTACACCCTCGATTCAACGTTTCCGTAGTAGACGCAGGAGTCACTGAGTCTCCAAACCTTTTCTCTAGATTTGCTTATCGCGTAGGTTGAAGCCTGTTTTATATCACAAAACACGGCTCGGTCGAGAATAATATTATTCGCGAGGACGTTTGTGATGAACATTTTGAATGTGATTACAATATGACTACATATCACTTAGGTTTATTCTCCATCAGAAAAATACTCTTCTTCGACTACCTCTTCATCATCTTCGACTTCATCGTTACCAATCGCTTCTTCGGCTGGCGCGGAATCATCTTCCTCTTCATCTTCATCGTCTTCTTCATGTTCAATTTCAACATCTGGTTCCGGTTCTGGTTCTTTTTTCGCCTTTTTCTTAGAATTGGACGCGGATGGTTTATTAAACATATCATCGAGCGTTTTCCATCGAATGTCCATTGATTTTCGTCTATTTTCAATTATATCGGGTACACTCGACACATACCTTTCATCATACCCAATCGCTTTCAACGCCGCGGCTAATGTTTTAGACGGTGGAATCTTATTTTTTGAAAAATACTTTTCGTACAGTGTTGCCATGTGTGTGATGAGCTTAACTCGGACTTTACCACATTTCAAAACATTTACACGCACGATGACATCATCAACGAATCCAATCAGTGATTTATTTTTCTGAGGCACTGGAACTATTTCTGGCATGGGCAAAATATACTTTGGAACTTTAAACTTTGCACCACTCTTCTCACATGATTTACGTAGGGTTTCAATGTAATTATCATAATTAGCGATGTATGTTTCTCGTGGTTCAAAATATTTAGTCTTTTCATTCTTGGTTATCGAATGCAAAAATGTACCCTCTACCGGTCGTATGAACGGGGTAGTACATGGGTCTCTTAATCTCAAAGTGGGACGTTTGTACATTTTATATTAAATTCACTTAATCTTTATTACAACTTAGGTCTAATTCACATTCAATGATGTGATGAGCCTGGAAATTCTGGAGAGATTCATAAGGTCCCCAAATTTCAATGACTTTACGGTTCTTGTCGTACCAGAGATAGGACAAATCTAGAAAGCGCGTAAGCCAATAAAACCTCTTACCAGACTTACCTACAAACTTGAAAATATCATCTTCCTCGTACGACGAGACATCTAATTCACTATAATGTGTGTTAGGTGGTCTGTACGGAGCCATTTGCTAAATGGCGCATCTAACGTTTAATTGATTTACTTTTGACAAGCACCACAGTAACCTTCCTTGCGTTGCTTTGGTTGGTACATAAATGCGTAAAGGGCGACAACGGCAACTACCGCGAGTATAAGTGTTTGATTCGTATTCTTCATTTATTACATACATAGAAATTAATCTTCTTCATCATCCAAGCTAATATCAGATTCAGAATCAGTTTCTTCTTCACTTGACACTTCATAATCTTCGTCTGAATCATAAATAGTTTCATATACATTTTCAGAAACTCGCCTGAACAAGTTCGTATTTTCTAGTTTTGTTACATCGTAAAATCCACATACGGTATCTTTCGCAATTTGACACGTATTCGCGGAGAATTTGCATGTTCCATCCCTTTTACATATCAATTCGGATACAATATATTCACTCCCAATCTGATCGAGGATCTGGCATATAGAGACAGTTCCATCTTCAAATTGCACGTCCACTATTTGATTATCCATTTACTAATGTAGTGATTTATTCTTAAAGTAACTTATGACTTCCACCGAGAATCACAATTATGACACGTAATAAACACAGTCATTGGCTCATCTGCGCTTCTAGTTTGCATTTCGTAATAGGTTGTTTTATATGACTTACACCTATTACACTTGAATATACCCTTATAATTTGCATCTTGCAACATAGTAGAAACGTAATCCTTTTTCATATTCTTTTCTGCATGTTGTTTGAATGTTTTTGCCCACGGACCTTCCGGCCACAAAGCATGTGGTGAAAGATCCATGATAGATGCGGTTTTTATGACCCCATTTAAAATTTTATGTTTGAGTTCGGGTGATCTTTTCAAATTATATTGAATCTGGAGAAACTTGTGTTTGTAACGATCCATGTGCCTATAATTATCAGCTGCGGCGACATCGCCGAGTGATGTGCTTCTATTAATGGCCCAATTGTGTGTACTTTTCTCGAGATTCACACATAGTGTGTGTTCTTTTGGCAAATCCAAAAGTTCAGCATATTTAGATATAACGTATTCTCTGATCATTGTACCTTTTACTTATTACAATAATTAATACCTACTTAGGTATGGAAATTTAACTTTTGCGCAATCTTCAAATGATTCGGGAGAACATTTATTGAATGGAGACCCCTTTCTCTCTGGATCATTCCGAGTAGCCAACCAATCACTATCCAATACGCGAGGAGCATATAATTCACTCGAACTTAACAAAAAATAAACGATGACGAGGGCGAGTACACCTATGTACATTCTCATTTATCTATTGCAACTTTTTTATTTTGGGATGTGTGCAGTGCCATCGAAAACCGCATCTGTATATTTCATCGCCAACACAAAGTGAAGTTGCGCCCAATCCTGGGGGTTTATTTTTTCGTCTGATACTGGATTTTCATTCACAACTTTCATGAAATCATTTTTTTCGCGCATGGATTTCTTAAAACTGTCACCCGCCGCCTTAAGCCATTCGACGTGCTCCTTTTTGGTTGGGTCAAATTTAAATGAAAATGAACTCATTATATACCATAATAGACTATTCTATCTTTAAATTACATTCAAGTGATTCTTTGTACATCTCATCGTCAACCATGCCATCAATTTCTTGTCCACGTAAATTTAATTTCAAAAGTTCATCATCACATTCAAATTCGTGACAGTAAAAGTAAGATAAACCCGACGTCATAGATATTCCACTAAGTTCGTGTTCTTTGAGTGTATTTATTCTTATGAACTTTTTTACATAGTCGGGTGTACGCTTTTTTGCACCTTCTTTGGGTGTAATCTTAGTCACTGGCTCACTTAAATCGACATTAGGCCAGTAACCAAATTTTGACCTGTGCATAGAAAGGTAATCAATATACTTTACAGCATTTACTCTATCTCTAAAACATATAGCTCGTGGTACGCGGTTTGGGTCAATTATAGTGGCCAAATTGGCTCTGCCAACATTGACAAAGTGAAACTCCATCTTATAATGTAATAAAGAAAAAACCTTAAGTAATATTAGATGAATCTTCCAAAAACCCCTGGGCAAATCGAATATACACGAGTATTACAATCACACAAACCAATCATTATCGCTACAGGTCCAGCTGGGTCTGGTAAGACTATGTTTGCGTGCCAATATGCAGCTGAAAAATTCAAGGCTAAAGAATGTACTAAAATTATATTAACGAGACCTATTGTTGCCGCTGACGAAGATATGGGATATCTTCCAGGGGAAATGGAGCGTAAAATGGAACCTTGGATTCGTCCGATGATGGACGTATTCGAGGCACACATGACACGTAACCAGTTGGAGTATGCTGTGAGAGTCGAACCACTTGGGTTTATGCGAGGGAGAACATTTAACGATGCGTTCATCATCGGAGATGAAATGCAAAATTGTACACCGAACCAAATGAAGATGCTTCTCACACGCCTCGGTGAAAATTCTAAAATGGTCGTCATGGGTGACCTGAAACAAAGTGACCTGACGAATCGAAAAAATGGTCTGGCGGATCTCGTACACAAACTCAAGGGAAATGAATTTGAATACGTTGAACACGTGATGATGCACGACGAAGACATCCTGAGACACCCTGCTGTGGCTGAGATTCTCAAGATTTATTAAATGTCGCGAGGACGGAATGACGTAGTGTTTTTATTTTTTGTTTTAATTGGTCGGTTTCTTTCTGTGTTTCTATTTTTTGTTCATAATACATCTTGAGCCAAGATACGATATACTTAAAAAGTGGTTTGGTGCGTATGTACCACTCTGCGAGAGACAAAACAGATGCATCACATTCATTATACTCTTTTAGAACAGTGTCACTTTCACACTTTTCTAAAAGTGGTTTTAGCTCGTAGAGGTCTGCTATGATGTCATCTAGTTCTGACCTCTTTCTAGCGAGGTCGTCGATCTCCTCTTCGAGCATGTTATATAAATTAGAGAATTTTTTAGCGGGTTTAAAGTTTTCATAACATACAAATGTACAACATGCAAGAATTAAACATAGGTCCACTATCAAATTATTTCAAATCCACTGGTGCAAAGGATCATCCATATTTTTGGATAGAAGGTGCTAGTAGTTTTATTCCCAACATGTTAGAGTGTATAGCACTCACTGACTATACACCCACTGTAAAAAAATACAGTGAATTTGAAAATGGCAACGAAGAAGAACTAAAGGAATTATTTATTAAGTATGGTTCGGATAAGTTCATAAATCCTTATTATAAATACTACAGTAACGTGTTATCCTCAAAAACGGACATCAACATTCTTGAAATTGGTATGGGAACCAAAAACCCAAACATCGCGTCTACAATGTTCTTCTATAAACAAGAACAGGGATTTGATTCTACCCCCGGTTCATCCCTACGAGCATTCAGAGATTTTGTAAAGGGTTCTAAAGTATATGGAGCTGATATAGATGAAGAAATTCTATTTGAAGAAGATAATATCAAAACCGCTAAAGTCGATCAACTCAATAAAGATGAATTGGATAATTTATTTGAGGGTATTTCATTTGATTTCGCTATAATCGATGGACTCCATCACATTACAGCTGATGTAAATTCTATTATTTCACTTATCAGTAGAATGAATAAAGGTTCAAAACTAATCATAGAGGATATTACTATATTCGACAATTGGAAAGTCGTAGATTTTATTTTATCTCGAATCGAAGGATTAACAACTGAATTCATAACGGATGATGAGGAGAAGATTTACATCTACGTATTGACTAAGTAGATATCCCAATTCCGCCACATTTCACCATAATCATTGCCACCTTTTATATCACTATTATCTGCACCTTTTGCATTATTATACTTAACCTTTGCAATGCGTCCACATTCATAGTCGATAAATTGCTCACCGTTATCTATCACATGCTTTCCTATCATACACTTTGATGGAAACATTCGTAAATGATCTATGCATGCATTTATATATGCACCCGGTCCAGTTGGTGCCAGACAATCCATACCATAATGCATTTTGTCTATATTCCATAAGATTATGTCTATCATTTTTTCTGAAATTGGGTGCTTCGGAATAGAACCAATGAATCCGGTCGTCATACATAACTGCTGTTGTGGTGTATCTACACACACATAAAATTCTTTGTTGTATTTTTTTAATACATCAAGTGGTTTATAACATATCATTCTTGCATCTGTGTACCACCCACCTTCATTATACAATATCAAATGACGCATCAAATCACATTTATATGAATATGGTTTTAATTTTTTATAAGCTTCAAGGATTCTATCGTTGAAATACGTCATTATATATTCGATGCAATCATTTCCAGAAAACAATTTGACTTTGTAACCGGGATTCATTCTATAAAATGTTTCTATGGCTTTTTTCATTTCAGGTGGTAATACAGGTAATTTACCTTCATCTACTATAATTACTTTATGAATAACGTCTGGTATCATACTTAACTTAAAGACATCATATTCTTTAATATTAATAATGAAACTGTCGTATGCAATAACCGTGTGCAACGAGTCAAAAGATTTATATTCACTCATTTCATTTTTAAAACGAACAAAAGACACTGAAGATGAAATTAATGTCTTAGTGGACACTGCTCATGTCACGCCACAGGTGTTGCGCGTATTGGATCACTTTAAAGATGATATAGTCACGTGTGAAAGAGAATTTGATGATGATTTCAGTGCACATCGCAATTTTCATACGAGTAAATGCACGGGTGATTACATATTTATAGTGGATCCAGATGAAATGCCAAAAGAAAAACTCATAAAAAATATAAAAAACATTATAACTGAAACAAAAGCTGAATTAATCAAAGTTCCACGAATAAATATATGCTTGGGTGCAACCGACGAATGGTACAAAGACCATGGATTCGTAGTAAATGAATATGACTGGGTAAATTGGCCGGATTATATAGACCGTGTTTACAAAAATGAACCTTCTAGAATAAAGTACGGTAATAGTCTACATGAATCCATATCCGGATATAATACGAATATCGGTGTTTCTCCACACCCACAATTAGCTATATTACACGTAAAATCGGTAGATAAAGATAATAATAGATGGACAGATGGCGTACTTAAATTGAGGGAAGATGAAAATCTCTATGACTCTTTAATGTAAATTCGACTTCATCTTTCGTCATACCCGGAAATAACGGTAAACTCACACACTTTTTGCAAAATTCAACTGCATTTTTGCACAAAATGTGATATTCACGGAAGCATTCCAATTCCGATAGAGGATACGGATAATGAATACCAGTTTGAACTCCACTGTCATTCATGTGTTTTATGTAATTTTCTCGTTCATTTTGTAAAGTATAAAATACGTGATACACGTCTTTGCCAACGCGACTTCTATTAGGACATTCCATACCACTTTGATATATCTCCGCGAGTGTTATTCTTTGATTCGTCCAATCGTCGAGGTGTTTTAATTTTTCTGTGAGGAATAAACCTTGCATTCCATCCATACGCGAATTTATGCCATCTGTTACGTGTTCATATCGATTATGCTTCGGAGATCCAAGACTTGCATATCTTTTCATTTTCGTAGCGAGTTCTTCATTGTTCGTTATGCATGCACCCGCATCACCGAGTGCACCCATATTTTTACCTGGATAAAATGAGAAACAACCGATGACACCCAAATTACCAACGTGTGTGTCATTTATAGTGGCACCGTGTGCTTGTGCACAATCTTCAATGACGGGAACACCCAATTTAAGTAGCGTGTGTACATCGACACACTGCCCGTATAAGTGAACCGGGATGACACAATCAACATCTTTCACGGTGTCAACCAACATGAGTCCAGTATCTGGATCAACATCAATAAACACGGGTACGTGACCGGCGTTTACAACCGCCATGGCAGTCGCCGCATATGAAATAGCGGGTACGGCGATCCTAGAACCTGGTTTGAGTTCAAGAGACTTTATGGCTATATACAAGGCGTCAGTACCACTATTACACGTGATACAGTAATCAGAATTTGTATACTTCTTGAATGCATCCGCAAACACAACGTCACCCACAAAACCAGATGTGTTCAACACACTATCCAATGATTCATGAAACGATTTGCGTAATGGATTGTGTATTCTTGACAGATCATTATATGGAACCTTCATTATTAAAGAATAAGGTATAATCTTTAATAATGAAATGTTTTATAGTGGGTCTTGGGTACTTCGGTACTATATTAAATACCAAACTAACGAAAAATAACTACGATGTAACGACCATAGATCCATATAATCAAATGGCGCATTACAAATCAATTGATGACGTTAAATTTACGAATGATGATAGATGGTTTATCACTACACCCGCAAGTACACATCACTCAATTCTAATAAAATTATTTTCAAAAGGTGTAAAAAATATATGGGTAGAAAAACCGATATGTCCTTCACTCGAAGACACACTCGATATATTTTCTAAAAAACCAGATGATACATTTTTATATTGCGATTTTACATGGCTACAACACAATTCAATAAAGAATCTCGGAAATTGTAAAGGTATAAAACATATAGAAATGAAATGGCTTAATAATGGGACTATGATACCAAGTGATGTAAACATAGTAGAAGACCTCGCAATTCACCCCATTTCTATATTGATGTTTTTACTCATGAAATCAAAAAAGAGTATACACGCGATAGATGTCCCATATGCAAACGAAAAGTCTGTACTCATAAATGGAAAATGTGACGATATATCATTTAACATAGAAGTGAGTAACACATCTATGAAAAAGAGTAGAAGTATAAGTTTATATTGCAAAGATGATGTGTATAGATGGTCATCGGACGATGAATACTTTATAGAAAATATAGGTATAGTGGAAAAAACAGATGCCATAGAAATGAACATACATCATTTTATGTCGAGGAATTCAATTGGATATCCACTAGATATCGCTCGAACACTTGAAATTGTTAATAAACGTTTCAGAACGTTTGATTAATTCGTGTATTTCGTGTTAACTCATATGAGAATGCTAATTCATGGTTTAGGGCAACATCTATATCTAATTCTACCCTCATTACGATTATACTTCCATTTAGTAAGTAACTTATCTTTTGGGCATGAAATAGTACCAGCTTTAGTCCATTCACCCGCGTACTGCGGTGCACCAAAATGGTCTGACATCAATACTTCACACTTACTTGCATCTGGAGTTGCTATATTTGAACAAGAATATACCATTTTCATAGAACTACTCCATTGATTTAATTTCCATCCAGTTATAAAATTGTTACCACATTCAACTGGGTGCGAATCAACATCCCACATGTGATTTCTACCGCTACCACTCGAACCAGATGCACCATGTGGTGTCTCTCTTCTATTTTTATTTTTGAATTGTTTAGAACTCATATAACAACTATACTCATTACGAATTCTATCATCACTCTTTGCAAATTTAAAAGACGTGAGTGCACCATAGTGGTTATCTTTATCACAAGAAACATCGTGAACGTTACCATATTGTTTTGGTCCACCATCTGGACCGTATGGCGTTTCAGTCGATTTTTTAAATGTATACAAACAGTCTACTGTTCTTTCATTCACATTTTCATCGGGGCAGTTGTAAATAGAGCGCGTTTGTTTCATTTTGCCATCTTCCTGACACGCACCGGAGTCTTCCCACTCACCTATATAACAACAATCAATCTCTTGTTTTTTAGGTATATAACTATTGCAATTTATAGTATCTCTTTCTTGAGTTTGTTTTCCACCACCCCGCGCCTTACAACCACCCACGTCTCGCCATTCTGACATGTAGCAACAGTCTTCTTCTGTTGCGATTTCATTTCCATTCAAATCGTTTGTAGTGCGTATTCTTTTACCATTTGAACCACATTTAGTTTGTTTTGTACAGTCCACGTCACGCGTCTTCTTGGCACTTGGACAATTTACAATAGTTTGCTTCTGTCGTTTCTTTCCACCTGTACAAAATGATATATCTAACCAGTTACCTTTCTCGTAACAACATTTCATCATCTTTTTATCAACACCATCTGGACAACCAGTTCCATTATCTGTATTATCTATGATAGTTTGGGTATGTTCACCCATTCCATCGGATTGACATTCACCGGTAAGCTTCCAGTCGCCTTTAACCTCACAAGCTTTTAGACCCGATGGTAATACAACGGATAGTGGATCTACCTCTTCTGGAACGCGTTCCACTATATTACTTGTTGATGTGTTCACATTTGAGATTACATTAAATGCTGCTATACCACCTACCCCTATAACTAATGAACACATACATAGTATTATAATTAGAATCACACCCGTCTTCATATATTTATAGATGATAAAATTATTTCATAACGAACATGATTAATAATATAAAACCAATTAGATATAATTCGATCTCTTGAAATTGTTAATAAACGTTTCAGAACGTTTGATTAAATCGTGTTTTTCGTGTTCAGTTAAACTTGACCTTTCTATACCTATGGTATTTACCTTTATAGGTTTAGCCGGTACACCAGCCCATATAATACCATCGGGTGATTCACCTTTGAAGAAACTACCAGCGCCTATCACGCAGTATTTACCGATTTTCGATCGTTGGTGTACAGATGCATTCATACCTATATGCGAATGATCGCCTATTTTTACGAACCCAGCAACACTGGAACCTGGATTCATTTGAACGCCATTTCCTATGTGAGAGTCATGCCCAATAAAGCATCTATTCATGATGTAGCAATCATCACCTATATGCGTGACTTTATCCGTCGGTTTGTTTATAATTGTAAGTTCTCGTATGACCGTGTTGTCACCTATGTGCACTCTACCATACCCACTCGACCTCTGTCCTTTCCAGTCGGGTTCAGTGAATATCATAGTATCAATACGAAGATAATCTATAATACATAATAATTTCTCAGTACATGATATAAAATGGCTGTGTCTAAGTTAGATATGCAACAACTATCAAACCTTGCCGCGAGAACGGGGCAAGACATGGAAATGTCTTATGGTACACTCTTTTTGATCGTTATCATGGGTGTATTCTACATCGCGATCACGTCAGTTGGAATTAAGACCTTCAACGATTGTGACCAAGTCCAAAATTCTCAAAAATGGAAGAACCTTAAAATGTTCTTGAGTCACACGATGACCGCAGCTATTGCGATGATCCTCACGCTTTTGTTGACCAAGATTGTGAAATCTGAAGCCGCAGCATTCGCCCTCTTGTTCGGTATTTTCGGTCTCATTGCATCTTCAATGACACTCGCGATGACTCGCGAATGCAGTAGCACCGCCGATAAATCTGCTAGGAACTTCGGGATAGTTTCGTTAATAGGTCACATACTGTTATTGGTGTTGTCTATATACTTGATGATGAAGCGTCGTGGTGTGAAGATACCATCTTTAAAGCGAGGGAGTGCTCAGTCAAATATGACAATGACTAGTTACAAACCATTCCCCGCTCCAACTGACATGAAATTTTAATATCTTCATACAACAGATGGATAAAAGACTCGTCTTCTTGTTATTCGTATGTACATTCAGTTGTATTGGTTCCGTGTTTGCCGTAGCAGGTGGTATATCGGCAAAGAAATCTGGTAATATAGAAGGCACTGAAGAATTTTATATTAAAAAGTACGATCTCGAAAAACTTAAGAAGATCTTAATTGATGCCGTTGCGGCTGATGCACAGATTGTACCACCAGAAAAAACTTCGAGTGATTTTATAGATATAGATGATTACATCGAATACAAGATTCAATTTGCGGCGGGTAAAGATGCGAGAGACGAAATCATTAATCGTTCGCAACCACATATAAATAAATTAAAAAATTGGTGTGCAGAACATTACGACGCACTTAATACTTTCAGAAAGTCTACAAAAAAGATCACGTACCTCAATGGCACACAACTCACAGCTGAACAGTTCTACGCGAAATTCATGCAGAGCATTTCCGACGAGGGAAAATTGTTGCTTTTTAAAGTTTGTAAAAAATAGATGCATGTGGTCGATTCAATTCAAATCATCTTAATGCTCCTGTCTTATGTGATGCAAAAGACAGGAAGATTAACGTTCGAAGAAAAATGTAAAATATTGCAATTTGCGGGGAAACTTACGTCGGAAACAACATTTGAGGCTCGTCTTCCGCCAAGCGCCGAATCTGTGCGAGTGTATAGAGACCAAGTAGCACACCTACTAGAGAATACATAGCATAATATTTAGATCCATTTCTGTACTGATAAATTCCCCACAACATACTCGTGGCTATACCAGATATTACATATTCGGGTGTGTAACTACCAACCTTTTTCATGTTGTACACGTCAGTGAATTCACGTATCAATTGATGTACACCAAGAGATGTCGCAATGAACACTATGATACCGTCTGTATCCATTACAATTGTTAAAGAATTTATTTCTGTATACATTATAAATGAGCTCCGCCCCCGAAACCATTCTCGATGGATATGACAACAAGTCCCCACAGGCGAAAAAGGTTGCCGAACGTGTCAAGTTATTGACTGCACGATACAAGAAAACCGGAGTCAACAAGGAAAACATCTGTGGTATCGTCTCGAACCTGATGATGGAAGTGAATAGCATCAAGACGCTCAAAGGTCCAGAAAAAAAGGAACTTGTCCTCGACTTGATTTACTCGTTGATAGAAGAAATCGATGAAGGTGAAGAAGACTCCGAACTTGAAGTTGTTCTCAAGAAAATGGTTCCACCCATGATCGACAGCTTCTCAGTGATGCTAAAGATAACTAAAGGTTGCGGTTGCTTTGGTAAATAGGATGAAATTTCCAAACTTGGAAACAATGGTTATGTATGGCATATACACAGTCAGAGATTTAGTTTTGTATTCAGAAAATAAGCTCGTGAAGAGAAACATTAGTGTTTTAAACGAATGTGACACTTGTTGTTTTGTGTTTGAAGGGCATTCATGTGACAATTGTAACTCTATTAAAAGGAACCAGCTATGTATTGTTAAGTAATAATGCCGTGCTATCCAGTTGTCACGACTTACACGACGCGTCATTTTCGCCACTTTCGAAAGTGATTGCATATGCTGCGCCGAAAGGCGAATGATAAAAACACTCAAACGTGAGTGTTTCAAACGAGGAAATCGGGGTCACCAATTTGCAGCCTGGGTCAAACGCAAGTTTGGGACGTTAGTGATACACCGAGAAACCAGTTATGGTGAGGGTGTATCACTTCCGTGTGTTCTATGTCGAAAAGTTATAGAAAAGTATGGAATTCGTTGGAAAGCGTACGATGGAGAGACTTGGATCGACAGTTTGATTACAAAAAATATACCCAAATCAAAACCGACGAATAAACAGCGCAGACTTTTACGGTTTGGGCTTAATGATAAGCCCAAGCGCTGATTCAAGATTGTTTTGGTTTCTTTTGAGTGGTTTATCTCTCTTCAATTTGAGTGTATCGTTTTTACCGGAAGCACTCTTTATTTCATCCATCTTTTTTGTGTTTGAAATAATTGGTATTAATCGGTCTTCGTGGGGTTTGGCGTCTATTTCTCTAGGTTTTTCTTTGTCTACGACGCTATTGTTCCTAAATTCCTCTATGGTAAGGTCTCCACCAAATACATCGAGACGTTCACGCAAAGGGGCGATCGTAATCGAGCCAAGTTTGTTGTACAACTTTTTCCGCATAATGATGATGTTACTGCATATTATACCCCCACGTGTAATTCCATATTTATCTATGGCGTATCTCTTCATACAGCTCCAAGAACAAAATCCTCCGCAAGTGTAAAATTTACTACGTTTATCGTCGTATTTATAGGGTAGTTTTAAAGTTTCACCTTCAAATGGATGACAACACCACCAACACCACATACATTAAAGGAAATGGTAGTCTTTAAGTGTTATTTTTTTCTCAGTACATCACAAACAACATGGGTGGTGGTGGAAGTAGTACCATCAATCAGGAATTCAACATGAGTGTTGTGAATGATATCATGTATAATTCGGTGACCAATAATGAATCTATAAATGAAAATACGATGCAGAATATTCAGGGTATGGAACTCAATATTTTGAGAAGTGTTGGATGTAACATAAATACCAGCCAGGAGATTACATCAAGTTTCATGGCAACGACTGAACAAATCACAGAAAGTTTCCAAGCCGTTGAAAATGACATCGTGAGCGAACTCCAGGCGCAGGCGGGTGCTGCTCTCGACAAACAGACACAGATGGGAAATATGCAATTCGGTGATAGACAAAACGTCAACCAAACGATTAACTCAGAAATTGAAAACATCGTGAAGACTAGTCTCGAAACGAACAACCTTACGAAGACGATAAATGAATCTGTTAATGTTCAAGACCAAACGATTAACATCGGCGAAGCTATTTGCCTCAACGGTGAATCGCTCACATTTAAACAAAACATTTCCGCTGATCTCGCAGCTCAAGCCGTTGCGAAGAATTTACTTTCCGCTGTGACGACCAATAAAATGGCAAGCGAAATCGTAGCCAAAGGTGAAGCCACGGCTGCATCCAAAGCTGGTGGCGCCGCTGAAGTCATTGATTCGGCTGGTGAAGCCGTGGCGGGTGTGGTTGGTGCAGTGACCGGTCCCATGAAGTATGCGATCATTGGCGCCGCGTTGTCGTGTGTTATGTTAATCATTGCCATGGTCATGATGGGTATGTCCCCCGCTGGACAGAACAAACTCAAAACTGCCAACTTTTCTGCTATGCGACGACGTTAATTTCCTTTTTGTTCTCTGTGGTGTACTGTGACCACTAAAAACAAAAATTTACAAAGATTCTAAATACGCGATCAATTTTTTTCGATCACCCGATTTCACGAGTGGGATGATCTTCGCAAGTTTTTCTTCATCTTCTGTCAACTCTTTCGCCATACCATACACGATGAATGGGTTAATAAACTTTTCTGGGGAAGCGTCCTTTATGTATTTCACTGCTTTCGAATCCTTGCCCTCCATCTTTTCGCGGCGAATGGTGTACAACCAGTACACGACCACTAATATAGATACAATTACAGCTGTGGTGTTAATCCAACTGTTCTTCATTTATATAGATAAAGAAATAAATTTTCTTTAAATTAATGATTTTAAGTATAGATGTAGGTATACGGAATTTAGCCGTGTGCCAATTTGACGAAACATCGAATCTCGTCGTGAACTGGGATGTTTCGGGTGTTCCACCTGAACACAAGGATGGATTGTTCGTATCCATGCGAAAACATTTAGATGAACGTCCATGGGTACTCGATTCAAACGTAATTCTCATAGAGAAGCAACCGGATAGAAATAAGAAAATGAAAATGGTAGAGAATTTTCTACATGCATACTTTGTGATAAAATGTCCTAAGTCAGAAACAATCATATACGACGCTAAATTCAAAATCCCAGATGTATGTGGACCGGGTAAGGCGCAATATCTTAAGCGTAAAAAGGTATCCATCGAAAGGTGTGAAGCATTTTTAAACAGTAATCCAATAAATTCCCATTGGCTTCCAATATTTAAAGAATCAAAAAAGAAAGATGACCTCGCGGACACAGTGATGCAAGCCATAAGTTTCACGAAGCGCGTGGAACCACTCAAGAAAACCGTAAAAAATAAAAAACTTGTGGCGAGAAAGCCTAATCAAAATCAAAAGGAAACGCGGTATTCTAAATCAAATCTCGCGTGGATTTATCTCAATAAACCCGAGTGTGAATGTCTCGAGAAAAATAAGCGCTTTATGAAAGATTTAAAAAGATACTATAAAGGCATAGAAGAACTCGCGAAAGAATGCAAAACCTCGTAGAAAAATATAAACGCGAGATGGAGTGGTATAAAAAAATGTCATCAATCATTAATGCTCAGGTATGCAGCAACATTCACCGAACTTCCACGTATAATTCAAATGTTACACAGGCGAGGCGAGAAGGTCATAGTTGATTACGCGAAAGAAAATTGTACATTAAGAGATGCATTCGATGTCATGTGCACCACACATAATGTGATTAAGACACTCCCACCAGATTCTATGTGTGCCATAAAACTTACAAGCTTTGGATCGAGGGAGTCAAAGTCTAAGGCAAAAGATTACGCACACTCCATCATAAAAACGGCGAAACAACACGGTGTCAAGGTATGCATAGATGCAGAAGATGTTTTGTACCCAGACATATGTTATGACCTCATGGCAGAACACAACACACGAACGGATGTTCATGTGTACAAAACATACCAGATGTATAGAATCAACGCGATGCAAGAACTTATGTGTGACATGAATGACACACACAAAGATGGTATCATGCTCGGTGCAAAGCTCGTGCGCGGTGCGTACTTGAGAAAACAAAAAGACCTCTTTTCAGACAAAGCTGCCGTCGATAACGAGTATGCAAAGGCGATGACACACTCCCTTGTGTGCCCACACGTACACACGATACTCGCAACACACAACGAGCGTTCTCTTCGTTACGCGACGAGGTTTGACAAGGAACAATACGTGACGGCACAACTTTTAGGAATGGGTAAAAATATAGGTATCGATTACAGATATGTTCCGTTTGGAAACCTAGTAGAACTCACCCCATATTTGATAAGACGCTTGAGAGAAAGAATGTCGTGGAATTGACTTAGCCACTTTACTTAAGGAAATGAGTATATAAATAGAATAACATGCAGAAAGATGTCTTGGATCACGGATTTGTTCGCCTCGTGGACCACATGCCTCGGGAAGATTTGGATGCGGCCATCGTACAATCTGCCCGAGTCTCGTATGGAGATGGGACTAAAACCTCACGAGGCGACAGAGGACTTATTCGATATCTCCTTAGACACTGGCACACCACACCATTCGAAATGGTGGAGTTCAAGTTTCACATCAAAATGCCCATCTATATTGCTCGACAGCACATGCGGCACCGCATGGCCAGCATCAATGAACTCTCCGCCAGATACTCCGTCGTACCGAAGCAGTACTATGAACCAGACGTTTTACGAGGGCAATCCAAAGTAAACAATCAAGGTTCGGAAGGTGTTGTAGACGTAGGTGATGAATTAAGTGGAAAAGTATCCGAAAAATTGAACGAATCTTTCGAATTGTATCAGGATCTCCTTGATAGAGGGGCTTGTAGGGAACAAGCGAGAGGCAATCTTCCTCAATCAACATACACGGAATTTTATTGGAAGATTAATCTTCATAATCTCATGCACTATCTCCACCTTCGCATGGATGAACACGCACAGATGGAAATCAGAGAATATGCAAACGCTATTTATGAACTCGTCGAACCTCTCGCTCCAGTCACGATGGAGGCGTTCAGAGATTTCCGTACAAATGCCATGCACTTGACTGGACCTGAAATCAAAGCCATCGCCACGGGTGAGAAAATTAAATCACCCGGCGAACAGCGTGAGTTTGAAGAAAAATTAAAAAGATTAAATATTAATTTGTAATGGTATATTAACATGCTATCGATTGCCTCTACCCAAGCCAACATAACCGCCATCCGAAAGAAGTTCAAGAAGTACGGAAAAAAGATGAAGAAACAACGCGCGGACGATTTTGTCACTATTCGTGAGCGTCTTTCCGAAATCGCAGAAGGTGAGAAGACTCGGTCCCGTGAGATTTTGGAAAGCCACAAAGCTTTCTTCGAGGAGGAAAAGAAATCAAAGAAAGAAGAAGTTTCTATCGATTTTTATAGGAAGTAAATACAAACCATGCACTAAGCATAGACAACAACGTAAACGAAGGTAAGTGATCTATCATATTTCCAGCGAGTACCGCAGTCAATACACTGTATTGCGTGTATCTCATCTCCTTTCTCGTCTTTTCTAACGACCTTTTCATAGATGTTCTGGATTCCTCCAAACCCAGAACAGCTGTACTTATGTTTCGTATACGTGATGGCATTTCCATAGACGTGGAAAGTGCTTCTTGTATATCAAACGAATCTATGAATTGATCCTTTATCATCGGTTCTAAGTATTCATAATAATTGAAATTTTCATCTAATTTTATGCACGTTCCTTCGACAGTGGAAAATGCCTTTGCGAGATACACGAATGATGTTGGTATCAAGAATGGTTTTTTATCCGCGAGAGACATGAGTATTTCGTCATTCAATATATCATTTTTAAATGTATTCGCATCTAATGTTTCGAGATAGTTTAGCGTCGTTTTGAAAAATACCTCTATGTCACCCGTATCTGTGGTCGTTGGAACTATTATGTTTAGTCGTATGAGTGTGTCGACTATACCCTTTGTATCTCTATTTATTATACATTTAAAGAGTCCTTGAAACCCCAATTTAAGTTCATCGGATATATCTATGACGAGTCCGAAATCGTAAAATACAAGCTTGCCCTTTTCTGAAAACCCTAAATTTCCTGGGTGTGGATCTGCATGGAAGAGACCCTTATCCATGGTTTGAATCACATATGATGTGATCAACGCTTCACATATTTTCTTTGAGTTTACATTTTCGTTGGCTATTTCAGTCAGTTTATCCGACTTTACGTACTCCATGACTATCATGTCACGCGTCGAAAACGATTCATATACTTTAGGTATTTTGACCCATTTAACATCTTTAAACGCTTTTCGCATGCGTTTGGCGTTGTGCATCTCCTTTTCGTAGTCAGATTCGGATAAGAGATAATCTATCGATTCGTGCAATACTTGACCGGAGGTTGCACCTGTATCTATGCCCACCCGCTCTAAAAAATTAACAACATCGACTATGTTATCTGTGTCATTTTTCATTATGTCGTATATGGCGGGTCTCTTTATTTTTACCACAACCTCTCTGCCATCAAATAAACGCGCCATGTGTACCTGACCTATACTCGCAGATTTGAACGGTGTGTAATTAAATTCAGAAAATACATTATTGGTGTTTACAACATCTTTTACACACCCCTCGTCTATTGGTGGGACATTATCCTGTAAAGATTCGAGCTCTCGCGTAAACTCTACAGGGTAAAGGTCTGCGCGCGTTGATACAATTTGACCTAGCTTTACAAATGTTGGTCCGAGTTCTATGAGTTGATCTCGAGTCCAGACACCAAGTTCAGATTGATTTTTTACAAAATTCTTCTTCCATAGGAATTCAGCCGCAAACTTCCACGTTTTATGTTTCTGTTTCTGTTTCACGGGTGAAGGTATCTTTATTGACGCACATATCAGCATCCTTAGTATGTTGAGACATTTTATTCTTTAACATCATAGCGTTATATAATGATCCATCTGGTGTGTAATGTAACGTTTTGTACATCATGCGATTTGGATCCCATACACGTTTGGTTGTAAGTTTCACTTGACTCTGTGCCACCGTTCTCTGTATCATGTCTTCTCTACTCCCCACGACCACACCTTTGTGACCGGGTACAATGGTTTTGAGTGCTTGTGTTAATATTGTGTTCATCTACACATGGTTTGTGGTAAATCTTTAAGTCATATCTAATTCTTACCAATGCTTAAAATTCTCGTCATTCTCGAAAATTAAAAATAAAAAAAATTATTTTTTTCAATGCTTTCTTCTTTGAAAAGAAAAGAAAAAAATAAAAAAAGTTTTTTGTGTTTTTAAAATTGAAAAAGTACCAAAAAACTTAGAATATTAAAATTTGGTATACATGTATCAAACCAATTTACGGAGTTATATAGAGGGTATGTCTAAATGATATCTATTTGTAATTTACTTCATGTAAATATTCTCGAAAATTAAAAATAAAATATGCATCCATATCATAAATGGACCTTAATGTCAAAGAGGAGTTGGTTAAGAATATAATGAGACGAGGTCTCCTAGGTAAGAAATATGAGAATAGGGCTTGGAATAATAGACTGAGAAGGTTAGACAGGGGTAATATTAATTATATAAGTAATGATAACTTCAATAATACCCAGAAAGAAACCTTAGAAATAATTCAACAATACTCATCTAAAAATATTAAAACAGATGACCAACAAAGTATTCGGAATAAAAAATTGCAAATAAATCAATTACGCGGCAAAATGGAGAAAGGGCAATTAATGAGTTTTCTCATGGCGTTACCTATATACGATTTACGTAAAATTCGCGGGCAAGTAACTAATATTCATGTGCCATATAATAACAAACTACCCACTGTTTACATGAATTCTAATAAAGTTGATATGAGTAGAATGAAAAATAAACATTTGACGAGTATTCCAAAAGTTATATTTACGATGAAAAAAATAAAAGAACTTAATTTATCCAACAACAAACTAAAAACTTTACCTGACAGTATAGGAAATCTCGAGACTCTAATTACACTTGACCTCGGTAATAACATATTAGAAACACTGCCTACGAGCATAGGAAACCTTAAAAATCTCAGAACTCTCGATGTCTATAGTAACAAACTCAAAACATTGCCTACGAGTATAGGAAACCTTAAAAATCTGGAATATATCAAACTCTTTAATAACAAACTCAAAACTTTGCCTGACAGTATAGGAAAACTTGTAAATCTCAAGAGAATTATTGTCGGTCATAACGAAGAACTCAAAACTTTGCCAGAAAGTATCGGAAATCTCACAAAGCTCGAGGAACTTAACTTGATCAAAACACAAATAACGAAACTACCCGAAAGCATTGGAAGACTTAAAAAT